CAGCTTTTTAACACGATTGAGCTGGCGGGTGATAAACGGCTTTTTGGGATATTTGGTAACCTTTTTGTCGATGTCAATGTAGCAGGTTATATCAGCTGCTGCCGGTATGATCTTATACTTTACTGCATACTCATACATGAGATGCATAAGCTGGCGGCATTTCTTCTGGCTGGCATAGCCGATATTGCGACGGCTCATGCCACGGATTACACCCTGCAGGTCGGATATCTCCAATTTTGCAAACGGGCGTGTGTGCAGCTCATGGCAATGCTTAAAGGCAGCCTTATAGTTGTTGGCCGTTGACTTTGCTATCTTAGGGTAGCGCTCAGCAGCCATCAGCCGATATACCTCAGCAAAGGTTATCGTGGCCGGGGCAAACAGTGATGGATTTTTATTGTAATCGACCAAAAATGCTAAAGCGTCCTCATATGTGGCGTACTGGCCGATTATCTTCTGGCGGCCGTCGATGTATTTCCTGACGATGTAGGGGCGGCGTCTGTTGCCGCTGTAGCAGGCTATTGAGCCAAATCCATTAGGTAATTTCATTTTTTTCTATCATCTCCTATACAGTTAAGTATAGGCCAGAAAGAGAGGTAATTTTTATGGCAGACAAAAATATTTCCAAGGTCGTTTATGGCGGCAAAACATTGATTGACCTGACGGCCGATACCGTCACTGCTGACAAGCTGCTGAGCACATATACGGCCCACGACAAGTCCGGCTCGCCCATCACCGGTACCTGTACATTTGATGCAGACACCAGCGATGCTACCGCGGCCGTAGCTGAGATTTTGGCAGGCAAGACCGCTTACGTCAACGGCAACAAGCTGACCGGCACAATGAGAAACAACGGCGCTGTCACCGGCACCATCAGCACCAAGGATGAGTCCTACACCATCCCCATCGGTTACCATGACGGCTCCGGCAAGGTGGCCATCAGCACCACTGAGCAGGCCAAGCTCATCGCTACTAACATCCGCTCCGGTGTCAAGATTTTGGGTGTTACCGGTACAATGAGCGGTACTGAGGGCGCTAAGGCTCAGGCCAAGACTGCTACGCCGTCTACTACGCAGCAGACCATCTTGCCGGACAGCACCGGCGGCTACAACTATCTGTCTCAGGTCACCGTCGAGGCTATCCCGTACACCGAGTCTGACAATGCTGCCGGAGGCACAACCGTAACCATAGCTTAAAGGAGGCATGTAATATGGCGGTAAACAAGATTATATACAACGGGGAGACACTGGTAGACCTGACCAGTGATACAGTCACCGCCGATGATCTGGCCGCCGGCGTGACCGCTACCGGGGCTGACGGCAAGCCGGTAATAGGCCTGCTGCCTAAGGTTACCATCGACACGGAGCTGTCGACTACCAGTACAAATCCGGTCCAAAACAAGACCATAACGGCAGCGCTGTCCAACCTTGATATCGACATCGCGACAAACGATGAGATTGACATTGCTTTAAACCTTGCAGGCAGTGGAGATTTACCGACAGGCGGTGGGGTCAGCAGCGGCAGCAATTATACATTACCTACGGCAAGCAGTAGCACGCTTGGCGGCGTAAAAATTGGCAGTAACATCAGCGTGTCAGACGGCACTATCAGCCTTGCCAAAAGCAACGTGACAAGTGCTTTAGGGTACACGCCTGCTACTACCAACAATGCGTCTTTCACCGGCACAACAATGGTGCAGACGCTGACCGTCAGCAGTGCTCTTAATATCCCCGGTGGCAGTATCTGGATTGAGTAGGTGACATATGAGTATTTTAAGCAAAAAATTATATGTACAAAAAACAGGCGGCACTGCTGTTGCCTGTAACATCTACTCTACCTCAGCGGAAGCCGGGGACAAAGCTCTGAGAGTAAAAATTGATAACACTGACGGCTATATAGCCCTCAAAGCGACAGATGATGCCAACGCTACAGGCATGCGTGTTAAAATCGGCACTGTTATATATGCCGTGGCGACAAAACACGAGAGCGGCGGCGTTGCTATCCCTTACACAGAAAGTTATTGGACTGGGGCTGGCAGTCATAGCTTTACTGTTCCGGCTGGTATAACACGCATCCGTGTTGCCGTGTGCGGTGGCGGTGCTGGCAAAGGCAGCTTAATCGGCAACGGTAAAGGTGGCGACAATACGTCGGCATTTGGCATTACTGCAACAGGCGGGCACGGCGGTGGCGTTGCATGGAGAAAAGGCGCTGGCGGTGAGCCTAACGGCCATGCGTCAACTGGCAATAATGTTACTGATGGCTTTGCGTTATCGTTTGACAAGTCAAGCGGCGATTACGGCAAGGGTGGCAACTTTGGTGGCTCGGGTGGCTATGATAGTCAATATGTCGCCGTTACAGCAGGACAAAGTTACACCATAACCGTTGGTGCTGCTGGCGGCTCAAACGGCTCAGCAGGATTCGTACTTATTGCATATGGAGGTGATATTTAGTGGCAGAAAATATGATTGACCTCAATGGTCTTGTACATGTCTGGAGCAAGGTTAAGACGTTGACTGACAACTGCGTTAAGGCTAGTGACCTTGCTACGGTGGCAACGTCGGGCAGTTACAATGACCTCAGCGACAAGCCGACCATCCCATCTGCATATACATTGCCGACGGCATCAAATACGGTTATGGGTGGCGTAAAGATTGGCAGTAATATTAGCGTGTCGAGCGGCACGATTAGTATCACTAAAAGCAATGTAACATCTGCGCTGGGGTACACTCCTCCGGTAAGCGACACAACCTATGTCAACGCGACAGCGTCAGCCGCAGGCCTGATGAGCAGCAGCGACAAAAGCAAGCTGGACAGCATAGCAGCTAACGCCAACAACTATATCCATCCCGCATCTCATCCGGCAAGCATGATAACCGGACTGGCTGCTGTGGCTACTAGCGGCAGCTATAATGATCTGTCGGACAGCCCGGCGATACCTGTTGTGGATGACAGCTTGTCCGGTGACTCTACCAATGCCGTGCAAAACAAAGTTGTGTATGGCTTGGGGCAAAAGTTTTTTAACCAGCTCAGCGCCTTGGCATCGGTAGCCAGGACTGGCAGCTACTCGGACCTTACCGGTACGCCGGGCAACGCCACGACATCTGCCGCGGGGCTGATGAGCGCTGCAGACAAGGCCAAGCTGGACAAGGTCGACGCTGACGCGGGCAGCGTCAAGCTGATAACATACAGTTAAGGTTCTTAAGGCGTCTTATACAGAACGGCTTTTATTATGTAATTTTTAGGAGGTTGAAAGATGAACTATAAACTTTTTTTTGATAGTGTGGCAGGTGCAGGCAAAACGCTTTATACAGGTTGGAATTATAAGGCTGTAGTTGCTGCGATAATGGTAATCCTGCTCCACAAGCATGCAATCCTGTTTTATGCTTTTTCTGCTTTGGTTGTGCTGGATTGTCTGACAAAATGGATTGCCATTGCGCATGATTATCTGGTTAAACAAGGAAAAACGCCAACATTTTTGCAGTCCGTTGTCGGCATTAAGGCAGCTCGTAGCGCAGGATTGATTTCCTCCGAGGTGATGAAACACAGATTCCTTGGTAAAATAGCAGTTTATTTATGCTGCGTGATAGCAGCGGCCACAGCAGACCTTATTATGGTTGAACTAAGTAAACCAGCATGGGCAGTTAGTACAATCATTGGTTACTTAACGGCAACGGAATTACTAAGTATAGTAGAAAACCTCAACGCTGCTGGCGTTGAGGCTGTAAAAGGCTTAATTGATACTGTCAAGAAAAAAAGGATGTGATAACATGGACCTTAGACATCTCTTAGCACACGAAACCGCTGCGGGCATCATCGCCACCGGCATCGAGGGCGCATATGACAGCGTGAGCTGCAGCACTGCCGGCAATTACCCCAGCATGGGCGTGAGCCAGTGGGAGGGCGGCCGCGGGGACAACCTCCTGAGCTGGATTGACGGTGGCCGTAAATTTATCGGCCGCACATACTCCGATATTGTTAACTCCGGCGAGCTGGATGAGCTACGTGCGGTCCTCGACAGTGAGCAGGGCAGGGCTGCTCAGATTGAGATATTGGCAGCCGACTGCCTTGATTATGTCGACGCGCTGATGCCGTACATCAGTGACAGCAAATGCGTTATCTACGCAGGGATGTGGTGCCCGACATCCACCAACGTGGTGAGGGTTTTTGTGCGCAACCGCAGGAACTGGGGCTACGATGTAAACAATCTGTCCGCGCTGGCGGATGTGTTCGCGGAGGAGTACTATGTAGCTGCTGCCGTCGGCAACGCCTACCGTCAAGGCTATGCCAACAGGGCGAGAGCTACATATAATTATCTTGCCGAGCATGATATTGATTGGGGGATGCTTGATGTATGA